AACCCGGAGAGCCTCAAGAAGTTCTTTGCGGCGTTCAAGTCTCAGGAGGGTGCAGTTCCTCTTAAGGAACTCGTTGGAACCATAGGATTCGGTGATGCCCTCAAGGATTTGAAATCTCTTGGTGACGTCGACATGGCAAAACTTGCCAAAGGCGCGAGCGTCAAGGAAGGTTTTGACGTTCACGAATTTCGCATGAGCATGATCCTCATCGAAGAAGAGTATAATCAGAAGTACGGTGCTGACGTCCTTAATGAATCAATATTGGGCGCCGCCGCCGGAATTTGGTGGTTGTCAACCAAGACTTTTGTCAGCACTTGCGGACTCATTGTTCTCGTCTTAAAGGGTGTGGCTATGTTCTGCAAATTTCTCGGCCTGGATGACCTAAGGGAGTACGTCGTCAAAGCAGAACATGCTATTGAGAAACTTGAAAAGTACGTATTGGAAAATGTTCTCTTTCCAAAACCTGTTCAGCATGCAGCTTATAGAGCTCTACACGCTGCGAAGATGGGAATCTCAAAGGCCAAGGGCAAAGAAACACATGAAGCTCTCAAATACGATGAATTCTTTAGTGAAGAAGGCAAGGAAGAGAGAAAGATGGCGACAAACGGCCTCAAATTTGCAGTCATCGCTGCGGTCATCGTTCAAGAAATTCCCCACATCTTTCATCAGGTTGAAAACTTCGTATCTTCTCTGAAGAATGCCTCATCAGAATCTATCAAGGTCGCTAAAGATCTTTCAGATACGGCAGTCCATGCTGGCAAGGAAGGACTTGAGGCAATAGGCACTGCTCGCACGATTGCTAAAGCTGCTGAAGAGATTGGCCCCTCTGCTGTGAAGGCAGCAACAAGAGCAGCAAGAGCTTAATGAACATTTAAAATGCAATTAACACTTCATCTCTGGGAATTTTAACTAGGAAATCACGATGCTCAAGAATATTTATTCTCATGGGATACATTTACAGAATAATCAACAAACTGAATGGCAAGTCTTATATTGGCCAAACAGTTCAGCTAAGAAGACGATGGCTTGGGCATATTAGATCTTCTAATTCAGGAGATACCGTCATCGGTAAAGCCATAAAGAAATATGGTCTCAATTCCTTTCAATTTGTTGTATTAGAAGAAGCAGAATCTCAAGAAGAACTTGACAGACTTGAATGTCATTACATATCTCTTTACAATACTAACCTTTCAAAAGGTGGATCCGGATATAATCTGACGGATGGTGGGTATGCCGGTGTCAAAGGATTCAAGATGTCAGATGAAACTAGACTGATAATGTCTCAAAAAAAACATTCCCTATATGAACATTCACCTGAAGTCATTGAGAAAATCTCTAGTTCTGTCAAGAAATTATGGAAAGACGAAGAGTACATCAAGAAGAATACAGTTCAATGTCCTGTTGACATCGATTCTCTTGTTCAAGAAAGTGAAGGTCTTTCTTGGAATGACATTGCTTCAAAATTCAATGTAAGTGCAACGACAGTCAAAAAATGGTTTAAGAATTTTGGACTAAAGAAAGAAAAGAAGAAAGAAGAAAGAAAGCCTTGGACGCAAGAAGAAGAACAGCTTCTTCTTGATTTGAGAAAATCAGGTCATTTAATCAGGGAAATTTCCCAACAGCTTGGAAGAAGTGAAGCGTCAGTCTTAAAAAGATCACAGAAACTACTTGATTTGAACAACATAGAAAGGCCGCGTTACTTTAGAAAAAGCATAAAATGAAAAAAATTGCGCATACTGCAGACATTCACATCAGAGGCCTAAGTAGACATGAGGAATATAGACAGGTACTCAAAGCATTTGCAGACGATTGTGAATCACAGAATGTCGATCACATCTTCATAGGTGGAGATATCTTTCACACCAAGACATCAGGAATATCTCCTGAGTACATCGATTTTTTGACATGGTGGTTAAACTACATGTCAAGAATCGCTCCTGTTCACATGATTCTTGGAAATCATGATTTAAATCTTTCGAACCTGTCTCGTCAAGACGCCGTCACTCCCATCGTGGAGGCGATGAAGAATCCACGTGTCTTCCTCTACAAGAAGAGCGGGACCTACAACTTCGCGCCGGGATACAACTGGTGTGTCTTCTCGTGTTTTGATGAGGAAGGCTGGAAGGACGTCAGACCAGTTCCTGGTGAGATTAATCTTGCGACTTTTCATGGTCCCGTTCGAGGATCTGTGACAGAAACAGGTTGGGACATTGAAGATGAGTTTGTGAATGCTGACTTTTTCAAAGATTATGATTTTTGTCTCCTTGGTGACATCCACAAACGACAATTCTTGGGTTACAGAGATGGTAAGCCGTGGATAGGTTATCCTGGCACCCCAATTCAACAGAATTATGCTGAAGAATTAGACCATGGTTATTACCTCTGGGAAATAATCAATTCTTCTGATTGGTCTGTAGTCAATCGTCCGCTGCCAAATCCAAAACCATTCATAACGATTGATTGGGCTGGTAACCTCAATCAAACGTTAGAGCTAGCCAAGAAGTGTCCATCGGGTACACGCTTTAGGATCAGGTCAAATGTCGCTTTAACTCAAGACGAAGTGCACATTCTTTCGGAGACTCTGAAAACTGTCAAAAACGCTTCTGAAGTCACGTATAAAATTGACGTTCAGTTGAACACCAGTGTCGTGAAGACATCGACCTCTACAGTTCAAAAGGCAGATCTCAGATCACCTGAGGTTGTCACAAAACTAGTAAAGGATTACTATTCGGATTTAAAGCTCACTGAACAAGAACAAGAGGCGCTTAGCGAAACTGCGAAATTATACCTAAGTCAGGTCACGTCAGTAGAAGATGTGACTCGTAACTCCAAGTGGTCTCTTAGGCGACTTGAGTGGGACAATTTGTTCGCTTATGGCGAGGGCAACGTCGTTAATTTCGACAAACTGAACGGAATCATAGGTATTTTTGGCCCCAATAGGACTGGCAAGTCTTCTATCGTTGGAACCTTGATGTATGCATTGTTTAACGCCACCGATAGAGGCCCAATCAAAAACATAAATCTCTGCAACGTCAGAAAGGATTACTGTTCAGCGCAGGCCATTCTTGACCACAATGGTACGACATATGTTATTGAGAGACAGACGACCAAGTCTACAAGCAAGAAGGGTGTCGTATCGGCTTCAACTTCACTCAATCTTTTTAGGATGAGAGACGGTGAAGATGAGATGGAGGACCTCTGCGGCGAGCAGAGAACTGACACAGAGAAAACTATCAGGTCTCTCGTTGGTTCTGCGGATGATTTCTTGACGACATCTTTGTCTGCACAAGGTGAGACGAACATGTTCCTGTCACAAGGTTCCACCAAACGTCGTGCTATATTGACCAAATTCTTGGACTTGGACATCTTCGATAAGATGTACGATTTGGCTGCTAGGGAAGTTTCAGCCGTCAAGGCGCAGTTGAAGAATTTCCCTGACAGGGACTGGGAACAATTAAAAATACAGGGTACACAGGCGATCCTTGAACATGATGACAAGATCAAGACTTTGTCCGATAGAATTTCTGAGAATCAAATATCTTTAACATTGCTACGTGCCGAATTGCAGAAACATGGCAATACCCCAGTTACTCAGGAAGATGTCGAAAATCAGGAGAAGAGAGTTTCCGATTTGGAATCAAGGATTTCTTCTTCCCAAACATCCATCTCATCAATGGAGGATGAGATCATTGAACTTCAAAAGAAGTCAGATGCTTTACAAAAGCTGATTGACTCAATCGACGTTGCAGAACTTAGATTGAAGCAGGAATCACAGCGTAAGTTACAAAGCGCCATCACTGAACTGAAGCACATACACGATAAAGAAGAGGCCCTTCTTTTACAACAAAAGAAGTCGCTAAAGATTCTGGATGAAGTTCCATGTGGTGATGATTATCCTACCTGTAAGTTCATTAAAGATGCACACGTCAACAAGAAGGCGATGCCGGATCAGACTAAGAAAGTCGCCAAGGCAGCAAAGCTGCTCGACGAAGCGAATTCCTCATTATTGAAAGTTCAAGACGATTCAATTCAAGAAAAGCTAGACAAGCATGAAAAAGCTCTTCAACTTCATGCGAAGATAAAGTTAGAGACCTCAAAGAAGGAAAATGACCTTCTACGGTTAAAGACGTCTCATGATTCGTCGCTTCTTCTTTTGACAGAAGCGAAGAAGAAACTTGTTAATCTTCAAGAATCTCTTAACAACGAAGAGAATGAAGAAGTTGTAACGATTAGGTCGAAAATATCTGAACTGACGAACTTGATTAAAGAATCTGATTCACAGAAACTTGCTACTGCTTCACAGCTTGGAAAGCTGCAGTCTGCCCTTGAGAAGCTTGATGAAGAAAAGAAAGCGAGAGATACGCTTCTTCAAAGTGTGAGAATGCACGAATTGGTCTCCAATGCTTTCTCTAAGAAAGGCATACCTCTGCTCGTGACCAAGTCGCAACTACCATTGATAAATGACGAGATAGCCAAAATCCTTCAAGGTATAGTCGATTTTACGATCGAGGTGGAGTCAGATGAAGATACTGACTCTCTTGAGATCTATATCAACTATGGAGATTCTCGCCGTATCATTGAATTGTGTAGTGGCATGGAAAAGACCATTTCTGCAATCGCCCTCCGGGTCGCAATGATAAACGTTTCATCTCTTCCTAAGTCTGATTTCTTTATTATTGATGAGGGATTTGGAACTCTCGACAGCGCAGGTGTCGAGGCATGCGGTAGATTCTTGACATCGCTAAAGCGTTATTTTAAGTCTGTAATCGTCATCACACACGTCGATGGAATCAAAGATAATGCCGACCACGTGCTTGAGATTACAAAGGTAGAAAAAGACTCAAAGATGGAGTGCAGGTGATGGACTGGAAGCCTTACACTAATGGAAGATTAATCGCTCAACATCCTGGAGGTTTTTACTGCATAAAGCCTGAAGGTTATGAATCTGGTAGACCACTGTTCTGTCCTCTGTGTGAGAGAATAATGAACAAGTCTTTTGATGAAGAAGCTTATACCAAATTTCAGTGTTGTGATCCATGCGCCTCAAATTGGGCGTATCCAAATAAAGAGAAGTGGACAGAAGGATGGCGACCAACTTCAGAAGAAGTAATGAATAAATACAAGGTAGATCATACTTAAATTGCACAGGAGCCTTTCATATGCCCAAGACACTCAACATAAACGCCCTCGGACAGGCCATCGATTCGACTTGGGGCAGGTCGTCAACTCCAAAGACCGCTTCTTACTCGGTTAAGTTTTCATTTATGGGGGAAAACAGATTACTTGCTTCTTTTAAAGTCATCATGAATTTTGTTTCCGAGAAGGAGATGATTCTCATGAAGAGAAATTGTCAAGAAGAATCCGAATCTGTAATCGCCGAGCACGTGAAGTCTGTGAAAGATGCTTATAAGCAATTGACAGGCGATACCTTAACCCTGAAGGAAGAAAAGGGTAGTTCATCAGATTCTCTTGAGATAATTAATTTTAACGTTCACAACCCAAAGAGAACTGCTTACTATAGGCGTAAGGTAGTTTTCGAGATTGCATGACGTCAACAACGGGTACACCATCAAGACAGGCGGTAGTAGCTGAGATCTTAAAATGCGGTAAGGATCCATCGTACTTCATGAAGAAGTACTGCAAGATACAACACCAGCTTCGAGGTCTCATACCATTCGACACATATGATTTTCAGGATGACTGCGTAAAAGATTTCCAGAAACACCGCTTCAATATTGTCCTCAAATCTAGGCAGTTGGGACTTTCCACGGTCTCTGCTGCCTACGTCGTTTGGTACGCCATCTTCAAGAAGGACAAGAACATCCTTGTCATCGCTACGAAGCTCAACACGGCCATCAACTTCATCAAGAAGGTGAAGACGATGTTGGATGGTCTACCTCCGTGGCTTCTGCTCACAAAGTTTGAACCTACAAAACAATCCATTAGATTCACGAATGGCTCTACGATAACTGCCGTTCCAACATCACCTGACGCCGGCCGTTCTGAAGCTTTGGCGCTCCTCATCGTCGACGAGGCGGCATTCATTAGAGACTTTGATGAGATCTGGACGTCTCTCTATCCAACACTCTCCACCGGTGGCTCTGCCATCATCCTATCAACTCCTAATGGCGTTGGAGGACAGTATTACAAACTGTGGACCGAGGCAGAGACAGGGGCCAATGACTTCAATCCCATTAGGCTTCCCTGGAACGTACACCCAGAACATAATCAAGCCTGGTTTGACAAAGAGACCAAGAACCTCACGAAACGTCAGATAGCGCAGGAGTTTCTTTGCGACTTCGTGTCATCGGGTGACACCTTTCTTCAACCTTCAGAATTTGAGAAACTGAGAGGTTTGATAAAGCAGCCACTGCTGAAAGAAGGTCCTCAAAATGGTGTGTGGATTTGGAAGGAGCCTCAGCATGGCAGGAAATACGTCATATCAGCGGACGTTTCAAGAGGTGATGCCGCAGATTTTTCGGCATTTCATGTCATAGACTATGAATCTTGCGAAGTGTGTGTTGAATTCATGGGCAAGATACCTCCTGACAGATTCGCCGAACTTTTATCAACCTATGGCAGGCGGTACAATCAAGCATTGATTTGCCCCGAACAAAACACTTTTGGTTATTTCACATGCGTCAAGTTACGAGATGAAGGTTATCCATCTCTGTATTATCAAAACAATGGTGGTGACTTATTTGGATATAAACCATCAGATCCCGATGCTGTTCCTGGATTTTCTACGCAGACA